CCCTGACCGATGGAAACCTGCATGGAGGCGACCGTGGTCTGGGTGCAGCCCAAGCCATTGACCATTCCAGCGGTGCCCATGAGCGCGGCGGAAAGGCGGCCAAGGCCCACCATGTCGTTCTGGGCCTGCTTGCTGAAATACCACTCGTAGATTGACTGTCCGACGTAGGTTTCGACGCGATCCATGTATTGGTCTCCAATGAAAAAAGCCCGCACGCGGCGGGCTGGGTTTGCTGAAAGTGTTGGTCTAGTTGCTGATCGAGACGCCCACCACGGAAGCGGCCGGCCTGGTGGCGTTGACCGCCGCGTAAATGGCAGCATCCGTCGCGCTTGAAGACTGCGAGCCGAGCGATCCGGTGTAGCCCTGGGAAAGCGGGGTGTTCATGGCGGACAGCTTGGGCGCGTTGCTGAATGCCGCGCCTGCCGAGACCTGGCCGGTGACCATTGGCCGAAACGCCAGAATCAATGCGTTAAACGGTACCGCCATTGATCCAAACCGGGCCACGCCGCAATACCCCGGTGACTTTGGCGCGTTCATGGCACCCATGTCCGCCGGGTTGTTTGGCTCCCAGATCGTCGGCACCCGGCCTGTCAGCCGAGTCAGCACGGTAACCATTGCCGGGCGCGCGGTGCGCGGGGCCAGCAAATTGGCTTTCACGCGCGCCAAGTAGGCAGCATCTGATTCCCCGAGATTGCGCGTCAGCCCGGTGCCGAAATAGTCCGCTGCTGCGGTGTCGATCCAGCCGTCTGTCAGTGTCGAAATGCGGGTTTGCAGCTTGGTATAGGCGTACAGCCCGTAGGTCTGCGCGAACACCGCCGCGATGCCCGTCATTACGGCGTCTTTGATCGGCGTGCTGCCGACAAACCAGCGGCTGGGCAGCAGGCTGTTGAGCCTGCCGAAAATGTCGTTTTGGTCGCCTGTGGCCATATCAGCTCACCGTCACGGTTGAGGCCTTGATTACTTGCAGGTTGGTCACGGCAACGTCTGCCGTGCCGCTGTTGACCGTGTAGCCAGTGGTAACGGCCGTCACGCCCGGCGATGCGTCGTAGGCAACCTGGGCCAGCTTGGTGTAGCTTAGAGTAGCGCCGATGCCCAGCGTGTTGATGTAGGACTGGATCGCGGCTTGGACAATGGCCGTGACCGCCGAGTGCAGGTATCCGCTTGCCGTGGAAATCGTCATTGCCACCGATGCGCTGACCACGACAGGAGCATGCACGCTGTAGGTCGAGCCCAAGGGCCGGATCGCGTTGATGGCGTTGCCGACGTTGGTCTGCAGCTGCGAAGACGGGTATCCAGTGCCGTCGTCGATGATGACCGTGAAATAGCCTTGCTGCGTGGTGCCGTTGTATTGTGTGTTTTCGATCACCAGGTAGGCCAGGCCGGATTGAACACCCGCAATGGCGGTCTGAATGGCCGCGACGGTGCCTTCTGCCAGCGAGTTAATCCAGAGTACAAACCGCGCCCGGACGGCGGAATCGCTTTCCGGGTTTGCACCATTGGTCAGCGCGGCCGCGTTGTTCACGGTGTCCACATACTGGATGGGCTGCACCAAGGCCGTGATGGTGTTGGCCGCCACGTTGCCTGTCGCGTCAGGATAGCCGCTGGGGCCCGCCGTGATGCTGGTTGCCGTCGCCGTGATGCTGGTAGTGCCGGCCGGGATGATGAATCCGCCGCCGGAAATCACCGTGGCGCTGTAGGCCGCGTTCGTGGTGTCAGCCTTGATGATGAATTGCTGAGTGCCGTCGCTTGACTGCACCAAGGAGCCCACCGGGATTACCGCCTGGTTGGTGTTGGTGAACCGGGAAAATGTCACCACTCCAGTAGCGGCCACAGCGGGCAGCCGGGCAAAACCAAAGTCGGCCAGGAACGAATCCACATCCGTCCCGCTGGACGTGGAAAGCCGCGTCACGGCAAGCAGGGTCATGATCAGGCCCTGCAGCCAGAGCGCCACGCCTGCCGTGGCTTGCCCAATGGCTTTGAGCACCGAGCCAGTGCTGAAATTGAGCAGCGCAGACGCCGCGCCCTGCACCGCGCTGGCAAAGTTGGTGACGATGGTCGCAAAAGACTGGGTTTGCAGGTTGGCCATTTTTATTGCGTCACGTCAAAGTTGAGCACCACGGGCAGCTTGCTGGCGGCGTCGTTGTACATGATGAAAGCGTTCACGCCCGACTGGATCGGCGTGATCTGGATCACTGGCGCCGGGGTCTGGCTTACCGCGGCTTCTTGCGCCATCTGGCTGGCGATCAAGGCTGTGCTGGCCGCGATGTTTACCGGCATGCCCACGGCACGCGGAAGGCCTGCGCCATAGCTGGGGGCAAAGGTGTAGTCGGCGCTCGCCTGGGGTTGGCCGTTGGCGTCGTTGAGCGTCGGATTGGTCAAGAGGCGGCGCAGCACGCGCTGCTCGCCCGTCGTCGTTGGGTCCGTGACCAGCAGATCGCCGTTGGCCGATACCGCCAAGTCGCCGCCCCAGAAATGGTAGAGGTCTTGCATTTAATTTGGAGCCCCTGTATTTCCTGCGCCGGTCTGGACGCCGCCGTGCGTGTGGGCAATGCCCGATTTGCCGCCGAAAGTGACGTTGGTCGTTCCCACCACAGTAGGCGCTTGAATGGTCCCGGTGGCAGTGATAGGCCCCGTGACGTTTACCGGCCCGGTGATGTTGACGGCTGGTGCCGTGATGTTGAGGTTGCCAGCGCCATTCAGCGTGATGGAGCCGTCCGCATTGAACTTGAGAAATGATCCGCTACTGTGCTGGATAACCATTTCTCCGCTGTTGACCACGGGCGGCAGCTGCTGGGTCGAATACAGCCGGGCCATGACCACGCCGGAATTGAAGTCCCCTTCTGGGAACACCACTACCACCATGTCGCCGATCTGCGGGCCTACTGCGATGCCCCAGCTGCTGCCCACGGCTTCAGTGCCAAGTGGCATCCAGTTGGATTCCACGTTTTCCGGCTGCAGCATGACCTTGACGGCATACGTCTTGGGGTTGTAGCTGCTGACCTTGGCGTGCCGCGGGAACGAAAAAGCGTTAAACGGTGCAGCGCCCTGGCGCTTCATCGCTTCGGCGAGTTCTGCATGTCCGTTCATAGTGTCGCCTGTGAGTCGGACGCAAAGTTCTTGGCCGATACCGTCATGGAAAAGCCCCCATCCCAATGCATGTACCGGCTGATGCTGTCAGGGTAGTAGATCTGGTCGTATGCCGTGCCGGTCCCGGTGACCTGAATCACCGACGTGGTGTCGAGGATGGTGTCGCCGGGCAATTCGGCTTTCAATTTCATTTCATGGGCAACGATGGCCGCATACAAAGACTGGGCCTTTTTTTGCGCCTGGTCTTGGGTCAAATTGGGAAAGGTCCGCACGTAGACCTGAGCGCCGCCGAAAGGCGTCGCTTTCCCGACCTGGATGCTCTTGCCGCCGCTTGGGTATGAAGCGGTAAAGCCCTTGGCCTGTTTCTGATTCCATGACCGGATCACGACCTGCACGCCGCGCGAAACCGTGAGCGCCCGGCTGAATTGCAGGCTCTGGACATTGGCAACCGGTGAAGCCGACGATCCGGCATTGGTGACAAATGGTTTTTGCCACTTGATCACGTAGAGGCTTTGCGGGTTGCTTCCGACTACATCGGCAGGCCGGGGCCCAAAATACAGCGTCTGGTTGCGCACGTAGACGATGAAATCTTCGACACCGGCCAGGTAGAGCAACAAGTCCCATTCGGTGCGCTCGTCGGTGAGTTGCACATGGTCTAGGTCGTAATACTTGCCGACCTGAGTCTTTGTTGCCGTGACTTGCGGCGTCAGGCCGTGCGCGGTCGCTAGCTCGGTGGCAATTTGCGAGCTCGTCAGGTTCTGATATTTCTGGGTCGATTTCGTGTCAATGAAGACCCGCGTCAGATCCCGCCCGCTGAGCATGATCAGCTGGTTCGCCGGGTCAAACTCGATACTGTCAACTTGCCCAAAAATGTAGCTTGTCAGGTCCGCCGTGGTGAACTGGCCAGGCGCCGGGTTGGGCGGCATGCCCATGTAGACCTGCACGTACATGTCCTGCTGGCTCGAAAACCAATTGGCGTCATACCCGGCCGGCAACGTGGATATTGGCAGCGCGACATGGAACGTGTCGGCGCTCGACATGTTGTTGTTGCTCACATCGCATGTCAGGTACGGCATCTTCACCATGGCGCCCTGAGATGGGCCCACCATGACGATGGCGCGTGGCGCGCGGGCGGTCCCGCCAATGTCTGGATTGCTTCTCACACTACGCTGCTGTTGTAGGGCGGAATCACGAGGGTAGTGATGCCGCTCAATTGCGGGTCGCCGTTTAGGACGGGATTGGCTTGGGAGATC